CTTCCATTGTTTTACCCCTAAGTTCTTGGTCTTTTTTGATTCCTTCTAATTGTTCATTTGTAAGTTCAGAAACCTCAACCATTTCATATTCACCAGTTCGTTCTCCTTTTTCATCAAGTGTTGCTACTTTAATTTCGGCAACTCCTTGTTTGTTTACAGTTGCTAATGTTGCGATTAATTCTCTATCTTCTTTTGACGCTAAACTACTTGGGAATCTAATTTGTTTCATTTTCATCTCTAGTCCGGCAGCATTTAATGCCATCTTTTGAAGTTCCCCATTTGACATCCCAAGCTCTTTACCAATTTCTTGTAATCTTCTTTTCTCACCTGGCATAATTTCAAATTGTCCTAATTCTTCGTTAAACCTAACAAAGTCTTTTGTCATATTTACAATTTGATTTTGTAATTCAGTTGGGTCGTTTTGAGATAAATCCATTAATCTTAATGGGTCTAATAGAGCTCCAGTACTAACACCTAACCTTTGCATTGCCGCTGCCATTTCAATAGCGCTTTCTGGATTAAATGCTTTATCTACAACGGCAAATATCTTATCCATATCAATTCCAAGTCTTGACGCTTGTGCTGCCATTTTAGCAAGTCCTTTGGTACCATTTTCAAAATTATAGATGTTCATTTTGTCTAAATTTTTAACAACCCCTGCGGATACTGCGGCTACTGATACACCAGCTTCTCTTGCGATTTGGGCAACCTCAACCATTCTTTCACCCATCTCTTGAATACTAACGCCAACACCTCTAAAGTTTTCTGATAACTCCTTGGCGCTTTGTCCTGTTACTTTAGCTGTTGCCGCTATTTCTGTTAAATCTTCATTTGATACTGCAACATTTGTCTGGAAAACAGATACTAATTCTGAATATGTATCACCAACTTTGTCAACTGATAATCCAATCGCTGCAAAATTTGCGGCTCCATCAGCAACTAATTTTCTAAATTCATCTGCTTTTTGTGAACCTAAACCTAGTGTAGCTCTTAAATCTGCTTGTTCTTGATCTAAAAATGCACTTCTTTCATATAGTGCTTTAGGTGAAAAAATCGCTTCGAACTGTTCTTGTAATGTTTTACTAAAAGTTTTAGTCCCATCAAGTATACTTTCATACAAAGAACTAAAAGATTCACCAACTTTACCTGTTGCTACTTTTTGTTGTGCGTCACCAGCACCTGTTTCAGATTTTTCATTACTTGGCGAATACATAAACATATTTAGATATTTTTAATATAAATAGTTTATTCGTTAGTTTTTGAATTTGTTTCAACTAACTTATCCACAATGTATTTTCTTTGATATGTTGGAATTTTAAAATAATCACTATAGGATAGATGTAACATCTTAGCTAAGAAAATGTATTCATCTAATAGGTATTGTCTGTAATTAGAAGAAAGGCCGAAAAAACTCCACCCCAAAGTTGATTGTGACACCAACTCTTTCTCCTGACGGGGCGATAACTTCTTTTTCTAAATTAAGTCTAGGTTCATTTCTTAATAAGAAATTTCTAATGTGTTTTGAGTCCATTATTGGCATACTCTCAATAAATTTAGAAATATCATTTCTATCTTGTGAACCATTTAACTCAACAATTTGTTTATTAAGTCTTAATGTTATAATTGGTGCTACTCTACCTGTTGGATATGCATCTAATGTTTTTTCGATTTCTAAAGTATCTCTTAGGTTTAATAGTTTTAATTTAACATTTGCTCCACTTTTTGGTAAAGTTGTTGTGAATGTTCCATCATTATCTGGTGAAACTTCTGGCTTTTTAATATTTAATTCATCTAATTCAATATTGGCTTCAAACCTATTTTGTGTTTTAGGATCAGTTAATGTTATATTATATGTTGATCCAAATGATGTATTTCTTAAAAAGATTAGAATTGCTTCAATATCACCATCTAATAAATCTTCTGGTCTTAATTCTGGTTCATACAACTTATTTCTTAATAATGGTAACACAATAGTTTCTTTAATTGTTTTGTTACCATCAAAAGTTAAAAGAACATTTTCATCAGCGGCAGTTAAATAACCTACTTTAACTGATTTCTTTTTAGAAGGATAAAAAATACCACCAGAAGGTAGTGGTACAACATCATGTGGTAGATTAAAATCTATTTGACCATACTGACTAACATTTATATTATTTTCCATACAATTTTACTTTTATAATAAATAATAAACTTTAGTTTTTTTTAGTAAATAAAAAACCTATGTAGTTTCCCACATAGGTTAAATATATTTTATGTAAAATATTATCTTAGTAAACAAGAATACAACGATCCATTCTTAAACCACAAGTAATGTCAGCAATTGCGTCTTGTGAATAAGAAAGTGAACCAAAGTTAGCACTAGTTAAGAATGTTCCTTCTAAAATCCATTTTTCAACAACAACACCTGTCGGATCAAGCATTTCAAGGTCTACATTCTTTTTATAACCAGCGGCATAACCCATACGTCCTGTAACTGATTCAGCACATAAACGAACCCACTCCATTAAAGCTTGTGCTGCAGAAGGACCAATTGGGTCTCTAAATTTAACTTGAATTTCATCCCAAGTAAATCTACCAGCAACATAAGTTGATGTGTTTAGGAATTGAATCTCTGTTGAACCTACTTTAATTGATGGTCTTGAAGCACTTTCAACATACCACTCGTTTATCCCTAAACTTGAAGGAAATCTCAATATAAACCTATTCTGTCTTTTCGGTTCATACGGTATAGGCATTTTCATTAATAAATCAGCCATAGTTATCTTTTTTTAATTTTTTATTTTTATTTATAAATATTGTCGTTTAAAAAAATTTTCTATTTACTTTAGTTTTTTTTTAATTAAACAATATAATATATTAGTTATTATTTAATAAATATCTTCATATAACTTCTTTTCTCCTCCTGATGTTAAATAAGTTTGTAATATATTATCATCTTTCTTTTCAAAATGTGATTTCATTTTTTCAACATTTCTTACATCGTCATCTGAAAATCCAACAAATGGAGTAAAGTAATTACTTATTTTATTTTTCATAAACGCTTTCTTTTGTAAATTGTGTGACATCAATTTTACATATCGAATAAATTCTTCCATAGCATCAATTTTTCCTTGTTCAGGATTTGTTGCAGAGCCTTCACCAAAAGAAACTGGATAAAACCGGCACATATCTAAATATGATATTATTAACTGGTCTTTTGTTAATTTGTCTTCATCTGCTAATTCACGATACTTTAATAAATTTTTAACTAATTCATTAGAATTAATTCCATGCATATTCTTTTTTATTAAATTATATACCGCTTTTTTAATTATGGAAGGTGTATGACCTCTAGCTGTTATTATTGAAAATATTGAACCATTATTAATCGCTTCAACAAAATCAGACCAAGCAGGTCCTGTCTTTGCTTTCATAGCGTCTTCTAAGAATTTTTTATCACCTGTAACTCTAAAGTCTCTAAATGGGTCGTCATCAAACCCAACAATAGTGTGTCCTTCGTATTCAAAATCATTTTCTCCTATTTCTGTTCTATATTCAGCAAAATCTTCTGTTGACATACCAACACTTTTACCTTTATCATCTTTTAAGTAAATTTTTGTTGGCATATACATTAAATTGTCATCCCAATCAAAAGCATAGTACTTCATAACTGGTGTTGCACTATCATTAATTATTTCTGTTATAATCTCTCTTGTAATTTTTTTATAGTTCATATTAATAAATATATGGTAAAATAAAAATGGGGGTCATGACCCCCATTTTATATTCTATGATATTAATTATACATCTTCGAATGAAGCACCAGTTGGTGTGATATAGAATGTGATATCTATAAATTCTAGAGCTTTTGTTGGTTTGATGTAGATTTTACCAACTAATTGGTTCTTATCTAAATCTTCTGTATCATTAGATACTGTAACTCTAAAGTCAAATAGACCTCTATCTCTTCTAATCGCGTCTAGTATTGGGTTAACAGCATTTAAGAAGTCTTGTCTTACTTGTTGGTCATTTTGATCAAATAGCAATCTTACAGACACAGCAGAAATTAATTTACGTGCTTGTAATAACAATCTTCTAACATTTATTCTATCAAGTGCTGATTCTCTAACTTGTAGTGTTTTGTTACCCCAAATTACAGTTCCTACATCTGCAAAAGTTGCAATTGGGTTAATTCTACCAAGATAAAGAACATCTCTATCTTCTTGTGTTAACTTCTTACGAGCCTTAACAGCATTTACAATACCTCTAGTATAACCAGCCGCCGCAAACCATGGGAACGCAACATTATCCGTTAAAGCCAAGTTTCTAGTTACTTCAGCTGTTGGTGGAATATAAATTTGGGTATTATTAACAGTATCTCTTGTAAGTACCCAAGGATAGTAAGTTGCTGTATAGTTAGAATCAATACCAGTCTCTTCTAAATTATCAACAGCTTCTTGAGGATATATTAAACCATCTTCACCTGTTGTTGTTGGTAAGAACATATTATAATCTGGTAATGTCGCAACATATAGTGAGTCAGCTCTTTCGTTTTCTACCATATCAATTGCAGACTCAACTAGGTTGGAGTTATTTACAATATCAATACCTGGTGTTACAAACACATTGATGTTGACCGCCTCAGGATTGTCAAATGTTCTTTGACCTAACAAGTATGCGTAGTAATCAGTATTTCCATAGTCAATTGACCCATCACCTAATGCAATTTGTTTAAATAGACCATTTCCTTTTCCATTAGGGAATCTAGTTGA